CAAAGTTTGGTACATACAAAGATGTAGGTTGGTATTTGTCTAATCCTGTAACTAACTATCTAAAGTGGATGGACGAAAATCAAAAGAAAAGATCAGCAGACGCAAGGGCGGACGCGGCAAAGGGTGTTGATCCATATAAAGATGCATTTTGGAATAAAAAATGAGATATGTAGAATTTAAACAATTTGATGTTAAGTCTTTTCTAAGCGAAGGAACAGAATACAATTTATACTTGCAATTAAAAGAAAGTACTCCACAGCAATTACAAGAAGGTATTGTAGATAGTTTAAAAAAACTTCCTAAAAACTTATTAGGAAAAGTTCAACCAATAATTAAAAAAATACCAAAGACAGGTAAGAATCTTGTGTTAGTAGCAACACTACTTGGAACTATAGTAGGAGCAGTACAAGCAGGAGACATGGCAAAAGTAGATACTCCTCTTGATAAACTTAATAGCATGACAACAATGAGTTCAACAATGGACCCAGGTAATAGTCCAGGACCAGGACATACAATGCCTGACGAAATTAAACCAATAAAGATGATAAATGCACCGGCCGCACCTGATGGTGGTGGTACAATTAAAGACGGTGGCGGCACATTTACATTTGGAGCAGACGGAAAAATGGACAAGTGGGAAACTCCTAAGATTGACGGATACCAACAAACACATGATTTTGAGAAGAATACAATCGTTGTTAATTATGATACAGCAGTAAATGGCGCACAGGTTGATCAATCAGCAACATATGACCTAGACGGAAAACTACTGAGTAAAGATAATACAAAGATGTCTAGTGGTCCAGTTGATCTAAGTATAGATAAAGATAAAGGATCGACTGTTAACTATGATATGGGCGGTAAAAAATTCTCTGCAAATGTGAAGCCGGGTCGAGCGTAAAAAGGTAAATAGTAGTATGTTAATAAGAGAACTTTTTAAAGAAACAAAATGTAATTGTAGCTGTGGTAAAGCGATTTGCGAATCTTGTGGTAAATCACATGCTAAAAAAGACACGAAGAAGAAAGTAAAAGAAGTTGCTACAACAGGTGGTACTAGCTCTAGTAATGTTAGTGTTGGTGCAGTATACCGTAATAATGCTAAACGTGATAAAAATGGTGTTCCTAAAGCAAAACAGGCGTTAAATGCGGATGGTACTGCAAAGAACGGATTAGACATGGGCGGTAGTGGACTACTTAGTGGCGGCTCAATAGCTAAAAGATAAATATATTATAGGATAATATGATGAGAGAAAAAGATTTAAAAGAAAACGGTTTAGCTGATATGGCATACAAGGTTGAAAAAGACCACGAAGTGCAAATGGCTAGAGGTGATCTATACAAAATTGCCAAGTACGGTATTAAACTACACGAAATGCTTAAAGGCGTAAGTGAAGAACAAGGACTTGAAGGTTGGGTACAAGCAAAGATTACTAAAGCCGCAGACTACTTAGGTAGTGTCTATCATCATTTAGACTACGAAATGAAATTTGACGAAGTAACTGAATCTAAAAAAGCTGACAAGTTTGAACCACACATGATGTATGATCCTAAAACAGGTAAAAGCAAGAAAGCTAACAAAGAACAAGATCATAAAGACCTTGCTAAAAAAGGTTGGACACACGACAAGCCTAAAAAAGAAGATGTTAAAGAAGCAGAAGAAGCTACAATGACAGTTACTAATGCTGATAAGAATACAAATTCAAAAGCATGGCAAGAGTACCAAAAAGGTAACAAACGATACAAGTACGACAAAGATGCAGTTCCTGACAAACCAAAAACAAAGACTACAGATTCAAAATCATATGTAAGTTATTTGCAATCAAAATTAGACGAAGCAAAAGGTGTTTGTGCAGAGTGTGGTAACCCAAGTTATACAACATTAGGTTTATCAGAAGCAGAGCTAGACGAAGTAGCTGGTCCTAAAAATTGTTGGAAAGGCTTTAAGAAAGACGGTACACAAGCAGGTACTGGCGAGAACGCAGGCAAACGTGTTAATAAGTGCAAGAAAGCCTAGCATGTTATGCAAAGTTTTAAGTCATCGATAGATGATTGGATACAAAACTTTTTAAGCAACCCCTCTAAAACTTTTAATAACTTACCTCCCTGTCCATATGCAAAAAAGGCTTGGTTAGACAATTCTGTTCTAACACATTGGCTTGACGGTTCATTCGAGTTAGATATATGGTTACGTGCAGAAATAGAAAACTATACATATCATTGGCCTAAAGGCAAAGAAGTAGTTGTATTAGGATTTGATTACGATCGTATAACAGCAGACAATCTTAGTAAAATTATAGACGATACTAAACCTATGTTAGACAACCGTGGGTACATTGCACTAGAAGATCATCCACTTGATCCTGAAGAAGTACAAGGTATAAAATTAAATCATGGAACATATGGCTTAGTTCTTATACAAGAAAAAGAAAAGTTAGATACAGCAAGGAAATGGTTAGAAAAGAAAGGCTATTACAAGAATTGGTCTAAAGAATACAAACAAGAGGTGCAAGAGCGTGAGTGACATATATGCTAGAATTAATTTATCTAAAATAAACTACAGAATGTCTAAATCAGCAGTACTGTTTAACAACCCTCCAGTAGACCAAATACAAGAAATATACGATCAGTATTGTAAGTACAAACAGTTTGGAAGCGTAATGCCTATATTTAATGAAGACTTGTGTGCTCCACATTGTGATATAATTGGATACTACAGCAACAAAGAACTAGTTGCGTTTAGTCACTATTATTGGTATAATTCGGACAATGTAGAAGCAATACAGTTTGCATGGAACTATAAAAACCCTAAGTTGTTCTTAGGTCTAAAGAGCCTACGCCACGAATGTGCATATTACAAGGCTAAAGGTGTTAAGTACATATACGTTGGCTATGCAGATGAATATAAGAAACAAATTAACGGTTTTGAAATATGTCCGCCAAGATAATGGCAAAATAACACTTGACAACGTCTCTAAAATAATGTATAATATAAGTTAATTAAAGGAGAATCTTATGAGTGATAGAGTATATGGTGGCGACGAGAAAGCTAAACTAGAACGTTTGGTTAACGAAGGCGCAACAGTTTTACGTGAAATAGAAGATCTAAGTACAGGTCTTAAAGAAACAGTAAAGGCAATAGCAGAAGAATTAGACATCAAGCCAGGTCTTATCAACAAAGCTATTAAGGTTGCACACAAAGGCGATTGGGATAGAGTTGCTGATGAGTTTGACGACTTAGAGACACTAGTAGTTACTGTAGGGAAAGACAAACCGTAATGCAAAAGGTAAAAGATTTTTGGATCAACAGTTACAAAAGTGATAAGGTTGCTTTTGGATTCGAATTAATAAGTTTTGTCTTTACAGTTATGGCAAGTATGACTTTAGCATTTAATGCTATAGATCCTAACATGCTAATTATATATCCGTTCTTCTTTGTAGGATCGATTACACAATGCTACGCTTCAGTACGTAGAGGCGCCGCTTGGGTAATGCTACTAACTGGTTACTTTGCAGTAATTAATGTATTTGGATACGGAGTGGCCGCATTATGGTGGTAAAACCTTATCAATGGCTGGCCTGGGTGGCTACAGTATGTTTACTGACAGCCGCTACCCTAGCCGCATTTAATGTTTACCCTTTGTACATCTGGGCATTCATTATTAGTAACAGTCTATGGATACTTGTTGGTGTCCTATGGAAAGAAAAAAGTCTTATTGTAATGAACGCAGGACTAACCGTAATTTACATTGCGGGCTTATTATTCTAATAAATAATAGTAACGCCAATAGCAATAGCTAGGCATGCAGAAGGTTAAGTTGGCCATAAGCAACGTAGGAAAAATATGAAGTTAAGTTGTAGTACACTATACATCTCGCACCCCACAGCCATTCGACATGGTCCATTAGGGGTTAACAAACAATCTAGACAATCTATTATTGAACACTTTCTTAAATTAAAAAAAGAAGGTCAGCCTACTAACGAGTCTTGGAAGACAGGGCATGACATACATCTAGATCATGATATACTTAATCCTTTATTAGATCAAATACATTTATGGTATTGCCATAATGTTGTAGGTCCACGAGGTCCTAAGTTTATAACTGATCAAGTATGGAGTGATACTTATAATTTAGATATTGATGCAGAGGTTTGGTTCCAAGAGAGCTTACCCGGGCAAGGTTGTCCACAACACGAACACGGCACATTAAGTCGTTGTAGTTGGGTGTATTATTTAGATGTTGGCGAAAGTAACAATCCGCTTACATTTGTTGAAATGCAAGAGTCTAAAAACGAAATTTTTCCGGTTGACGAAATCAACTTACCAGTGTATAATGATATGGTAGTCATGTTTCCTAGTACCATACATCATAAGGTATATCCTGTAAACACAACAAGATATATTTTAGCAGGAAACATTAATGACATTACTTATAGGGAGAATAAATGAGTTACGTAGACGCATTATTTGATAGAGACAGTGACATTGTACGTGTTGTAGAACGCAAGGACGGCAAGAGAAAGTTTACTGAATATCCAATCAAATATACATTTTATTATGAAGATCAAAAAGGTAAATTTAAAAGCACCTTTGGTGATCCAATTAGTAGAATTGTATGTAAGAACACAAAAGAGTTTCGAAAAGAACTTGCTATTAACAAAGGCAAGAAGATGTTTGAAAGTGATATTAATCCTATCTTCCAATGTTTAAGTGAAAACTATCTTAACCAAGATGCTCCTAAACTAAACGTTGCATTCTTTGATATTGAGACTGACTTTGATCCAGAGCGTGGCTTTGCTGATCCTAGTGATCCGTTCATGCCTATTACAAGTATAAGTGTGTACTTACAATGGATGGAGACAATGATCTGTTTAGCAGTTCCGCCCAAGACACTTACTATGGAAGAAGCAAAATCAGAACTTGAAGGCATTGACAATGTAATGCTGTTTGAAAAAGAAAGTGAAATGATTGATACTTTCTTAACACTAATTGAAGATGCTGATATTTTGTCAGGTTGGAACAGTGAAGGATATGATATTCCGTATACTGTAAACAGAACTAGTCGTGTACTAAGCAAAGATGATACAAGACGTTTTTGTTTGTGGGGACAACTTCCTAAGAAACGTGAATACGAAAAGTATGGCAAGTTAAGTCAAACATTTGACCTAGTTGGTCGTGTACACTTAGATAGTTTGAACTTGTATCGTAAGTACACTTATGAAGAGCGTCATACATATCGACTAGACGCCATTGGTGAAATTGAAGTAGGCGAAAATAAAGTTGCATACGAAGGCACACTTGATCAATTATATAACAATGACTTTAGAAAGTTTATTGAATATAACATACAAGATACTGCACTACTTGACAAATTAGACAAGAAGCTACGCTTTATTGATCTAAGTAACGAACTAGCACACAGCAACACAGTGCTTCTACAAACTACAATGGGTGCTGTTGCAGTTACAGAACAAGCTATTGTTAACGAAGCACATAGACGAGGCTTCCAAGTTCCTAATCGTCCACATCGTGATGAGGAAAACACACAAGCGGCAGGTGCATATGTTGCGTTTCCTAAAAAAGGATTGCACAAATGGATTGCATCAATGGATTTAAACAGTCTATATCCTAGTGTGATTCGTGCATTGAATATGGACCCTGCTACTGTTATAGGACAAATACGTCCAGACATTAGTGACGCTCGTGTAAAAGAAGACATGGGCCTAAAGAAGAAATCATTTGCAGGTAGTTGGGAAGGACGTTTTTCAACAGAAGAATACGAAGCAGTAATGGAACAGAAACGTGACATTGCACTTACAGTTGATTGGGAAAATGGTGGAAGTGATATACTAAGTGGTGCTGAGATATATAAACTAATCTTTGATAGCAATCAACCTTGGATGCTTAGTTCAAATGGTACAATCTTTACAACAGAACACGAAGGTGTTATTCCTGGACTACTTAAACGTTGGTACAGTGAACGTAAAGAACTACAAGCAATGTTGAAGAAAGCAAAAGATGCTGGCAATGCTACTGAAATCGAGTATTGGGATAAGCGACAGTTGGTTAAGAAGATTAACTTGAACAGTTTGTATGGTGCTATTCTTAATCCAGGTTGTAGATTCTTTGATAAACGTATTGGGCAGTCAACTACATTGTCGGGTCGTACTATTGTTAAGCACATGAGTGCAGAAGCAAACAAAGTTATTACTGGTACATACGATCACGTAGGTGATGCAATGATTTACGGCGATACTGACTCCTGTTACTTTAGTGCGTACCCTATGCTTAAAGAAGGTATTAACAAAGGTGAAATACCTTGGAGTACAGAGAACGCTATTAAACTTTACGATCAAGTAAGTGAAGCAGTAGATAGCACATTCGTTGACTTTATGCAGACAGCATTTCATTGTCCAAAAAGTAGGTCGGACGTTATTGCGGCAGGTAGAGAAATTGTTGCAAAAAGCGGATTATATATTACTAAAAAACGTTATGCGGCACTAGTTATTGATAATGAAGGCTTTAGAACAGACACAGATGGCAAGCCAGGTAAAGTAAAAGCAATGGGATTAGACTTGCGTAGGTCAGATACACCTGTGTTTATGCAAGAGTTCCTAAGTGAACTATTACTAATGGTACTTACTGATGTTGAAGAAAGAAAAGTATTAGATCGTATTACAGAATTCCGTAAAGAGTTCAAACTACGTCCTGGATACGAAAAAGGTGCACCTAAACGTGCAAACAAAGTTGGACATTACCAACGTCTTGAAGAAAAACAAGGCAAAGCTAACATGCCTGGGCATGTTAGAGCAAGTATTAATTGGAATACACTAAAACGTATGAATGGCGACAAGTATTCGCAAGAGATTGTTGACGGAATGAAAGTTATTGTTTGCAAACTTAAACAGAATCCGCTAGGTTATACAAGTGTAGCGTATCCTACAGACGAATTACGTATCCCTGATTGGTTTAAAGAACTACCATTTGACGGTGATGCTATGGAATCAACTATTATTGATAACAAACTAGATAACTTAATAGGTGTTCTAAATTATGACTTAGAAGACACCAAACAGAACAATACGTTCAATAGTTTGTTTGACTTTGGAGGTGAATAATGCAACATACAATACAACAACTAATGGATAAGGTTAGTGCAATGCATGGAATTACTGTGCAGGCACACAGAATAAAGTACGGGCAAGCCCCAGGTGCAAAATACGATGATATAATGGTTACACATCTTGTAGAACAAATACAAGCAATGGCCGGAGACATCTTTAATGATAAAACACTTCATCCTAAATTACAAGCAAAAAAGGAGAATAAATGAATCTAACTTTAATTGGTTATGGGTTTGTAGGCAAGGCTGTATACGAAGTACTCAAAGACTTTCACGTAGTAAAAATTGTCGATCCTGAGTATACAGATAACGTTATTGATAACGACAGTGACGGTTATATTGTTTGTGTACCAACTCCGGCTACAGTTACAGGAGCATGTAATATGACTATTGTTGAAACTGTAGTTAAAGAATGTCCAAGTGATAAGCCTATTTTAATTAAAAGTACAATTAGTTTAGAAGGATGGCGCAAAGACTTACAACCACAGAACAAAGAAATTACATTTAGTCCAGAATTTTTAACTGCCGCAAATGCAAACGAAGACTTTAAGAATCAAACTACAATGTTATTCGGTGGTGGTAATGTAGAGTTTTGGAATGATGTGTTTATATTAGCTAAAGGTTTTAATCCAATCTATGCTACAATAGAAGAACTAATTTTAACAAAGTATTTACGTAATAGTTTTTTAGCAACTAAGGTTGCGTTCTTTAACGAAGTATTTGATCTATGCGAATCAGCAGGAATAGATTATAACCAAGTTAAAGCACTGGTAGGAGAGGACAAAAGGATTACACATAGTCATATGCAAGTCCCTGGTCCAGATGGTGACAGAGGTTTTGGAGGAGCATGTTTTCCAAAAGATACAGAAGCATTGCTTTATTCAGCAAATGTAGTTGGTGCCACCTTACCAGTATTATCAACGGCTGTAAAAAGCAATAAGAACAAAAGGAAAGAAACATGAAAGTATTAGTAACAGGACATAAAGGATTCATCGGAACTAGACTTTGCGAAAAACTCAAAGAACTAAAACATGAAATAGTTGGTATTGATGTTAAAGAAGGTACAGACATACTTACAGCAGAATTACCTAAGGCTGATTTTGTAATACATTTAGCAGGTATTGGAGGCGTTAGAGAAAGTCTCGCAGACCCAGCAAGGTATTGGAATAATAATGTAGAAGGTACAAAGCGTATACTTGAGTTCTACGATACTGTTCGAGTATTAGTAGCAGGATCAAGCAGTCAATATGAACCGCATCTTAATCCGTATGCCGCAAGCAAGCATGTAATTGAAAAAATTCCGCACCCTAATGTAGTGTTTATGCGTTTTCATACAGTATACAGTGAAAGTCCAAGAGCTAAAATGTTTTTTGACAAACTACTTAACAATACACTAGAATATACTACTAATCATCAAAGAGATTTTATTCACTTAGAAGATTTAACAGATGGTATAATCTTGTTAATGGACAAAGACCTTACTGGAAATATAGACATTGGTACTGGAGAATGTGTACGGATCCAAGATATAAGGCCAGACTTACCAGTAAAGTTAAATACTATTGGCGAAAGACAAAAAACACAGGCAAACACACATTTAATGGATAAGTTAGGCTTTAAACCTAAATATACAGTAGATGGATTTTTAAAAGAGCAAGGCTTTAAGAAATGAGAATAGGCTTCACATGTAGTACATTTGATCTGCTCCACGCAGGTCATATACAAATGCTGAGAGATGCAAAAGAACAATGTGACTACTTAATTTGTGGCTTACAAATTGATCCAAATCTCGATCGTCCAGAAAAGAATTCACCCGTACAAACTATAGTAGAAAGATATACACAACTTAGTGCAGTCAAGTACGTTGATGAAATAGTCCCATATCAAACAGAAATAGACTTAGAAGATATTTTAAATATGCTTCATATTGATGTAAGGATTTTGGGTGAAGAATACAAAAACGGCAAGTTTACTGGTAGAGCTATATGTGCTAAACGAGGGATTGAACTGTTTTTTAACAAAAGAGAGCACCGTTTTTCGAGCAGTGATCTAAGAAAAAGAGTAAAAAGTAGTTGACTTTATCAACAAAATATAGTATAATAAAAGGAACATAGGAGAATAACATGAAAGATATTTTACAAGACGTAGTAGCAAAGACACATTCGCTAGGCTTTTTAAGTTTAGTGAAAGTAACAGGTGGTGATAATGGTACCACTGTTGAATCAATGGCAGAAGATCGTAGTGTGATTTTGTCAGCAAACACAAAAGAAAAAGTAGCAGAGTTTGGTGCAAACATTTTTGGTATGCCTAACTTAGATAAACTTGCATTGCATTTAAAGAATCCAGAGTATCAAAAGAATAGCAAACTTACTATTACTGAACAAGATCGTAATGGTGTAACTATTCCAACTGGTATTCACTTTGAAAATGAAGCAGGTGATTTCCAAAATGATTTCCGTTTTATGTCAACAGAAATTATTAATGAAAAACTTAAAAGTGTGAAATTTAAAGGTGCATCATGGGATGTAGAATTTACTCCATCGTTGGCGGCCATTACAAGAATGAAACTGCAAAGTGCGGCACATTCAGAAGAAACAACATTTACAATTAAAGTTGAAGAAACTGGTGGCGTTAATGATGTACTGTTTTACTTTGGTGATGCAAATACACACGCAGGTAAATTTGTATTTGAAACAGGCGTTACAAGCACAATGAAACATCCATGGACATATCCAGTAGCACAAGTACAAGCTATTCTAAACTTAGACGGACAAGCAACAATGAGTTTGAGTGACCAAGGTGCAATGCAAATTACTGTTGATAGCGGTTTAGGTACTTATAGTTACATACTACCAGCACAATCTAAGTAGGAGAAAAAGTTGAATACTGACTTAACAACAGAACAAAAAGACTATGCAATCTTTCTTCCAGCTTTAAGCGGATTCTATGCTACCTTTATTGGTAAACAAAGACGTGAAGAATATGTTGAACAAAGTCGTATTCCATATCCTAACATGGAAAGTATGAATTGGTTAAACAAAAAAGAAGGATTGTTTAACTATCATTGGAGTTTATATTCAGCAGGACATGCCGAGTTAGACGTTAACAAAGACTCTCCAAAAGAAGATATGGTCCGTGATAGAGATCGTAGCAACAGTTGGATGTTAGGTGACTCAGGTGGTTTCCAAATTGGTAAAGGTGTTTGGGAAGGTGACTGGAAAGATCCTAAGTGTCCCAAAGCACAAAAGAAACGTGAACAGGTTCTTGCGTGGATGGATGCTTATATGGACTATGGTATGATCTTAGATATTCCAGCCTGGGTAGCACGTTCACCTGCTGGTGTAAAGGCAACAGGTATTAGTACATATCAAGAAGCAGTTGATGCTACACGTATTAACAATGACTACTTTATGAAACACAGAAACGGTAATTGTAAGTTTTTGAATGTACTACAAGGCGAGAATCATGCTGATGCAGAAGACTGGTATCAGCAGATGAAAGACTATTGCGATCCTACTAAGTATCCTGACACACACTTTAACGGATGGTCAATGGGTGGACAGAATATGTGTGATATTCACTTAGTTCTTAAACGTATTGTTGCATTACGGTTTGACGGTTTACTTGAGCAAGGGTTACATGACTTTATGCACTTCTTAGGAACGTCAAAGTTAGAGTGGGCTACATTGCTTACAGACATACAAAGAGCAGTACGTAAGTATCATAATCCAAACTTTACAATTACATTTGATTGTGCTAGTCCTTTCTTAGCAACTGCTAATGGACAAATTTATATTCAAACAGAAACTAAAGATAGAACTAAATGGGTCTATAGAATGGTTCCTAGTATTGATGAATTAAAGTATGCTACTGACACACGTAACTTTAGAGATGGTGTACTAGCAGATGGTATCTTTAAAAACTTTACCAACAGTCCGTTAACTGAAAACATTAAAGTAAATGATGTTTGTATATATGCTCCTGGTGATGTTAATAAAGTTGGTGGGCCTAAGATACTTAAAGGCGAAATTGATCGAGATAAACATGGTGCTCCTATCCTTGACGAACAAGGTAACGAGCAAGTTCGTAAAAGAGATTCAACTAGTTGGGATAGTTTTAGCTATGCTATACAAATGGGTCATAACGTTTGGAGTCACATTAATGCAGTACAAGAAGCAAACAGACAATACGACAGTGGAAGTGTTCCGGCAATGCTTGTGGAGGAACAATTCGACAGGCTATATTTTAGAGATGTTGTGGAAGCAATATTTGCAACTCCAAACAGAGACGAAGCAAACGCGATCATAGAAGAATATAGTAAATTCTGGATGTCAATAATTGGCACTAGAGGAGCAACTGGTAAAAAAACTGTAAATGCAAATACAGGATTTGGAAACTTATTTGAGGAGGTATAAAGATGGCAACTGGAAGACTTAGTAAGAAAGCAAAACGACTAGAAGGTCTGCATGAATATTTGCATGAGAAAGTCGAAGATGTAGAAAAAGAACGTGCAAATGATCGTTCGTACAATCACAAAGCACATCTTATTAACCTAAAGAAACAAAAACTTGCTGTAAAGGATCAGATAGACAAAGATGAATAGAGATTATAACAATGGCGTCAAAGATGATGTTGTATACTTTACAGGCTTTGAAGTTGAAAAAACTCCAGTACATGGTGAACATACTTTGTTTGTTGTAGGTGCTCAAGATCCTAAAGAAGTAATTGATAGAGTACAAAAAGAAGCAATCGAACATGTCTACTTAGGTGCTAATCACAGTTTTAATATTACACTTCCCTTTGGTACTAAAAAAGAACAAACAGACTGGGATAAACTAATTACAGAATTACTAAAATTAGGTATTTGGGTTACACTAGACTATGATGTTAAATATCACGAATTTGTATTAGAATCTGGCTATAATGAAAACGATAAGTTTATTAGTATGATTAGTGTAAAGTTACCCCATATTGATCAACTTAACTATAATGCATGTATTAAAATTGACGACAAAGACTTTAAAGCATCAAATGCAGGTGTTTGGGTACATTATGCTAGAGATTTGCAACCAAGAGAAAAGTTTACATCTTGGGAGAAATATGAAAATGATTCGCCAATATCTATTGACATTGATGAATAAAGGTAGTATAATTAAATGGTACAAGAACGTTATAGCGACTATATGAGTCGCAGAATGAAAGAGGCAAATATGGAACAAGGCAAAGAAAACGCAATGCAAACTGCAAAGCGAATGATATGGGTTACTTTTAAGAAAGAAGGTATCCACAAGTATCCTGCGGCACTAGATGATCCTAGTCTTGCAACGGGTGATGAATATGATGTTAGCTTTTTGGGCTATCCACATAGACACATATTTCATTTTAGAGTAGGTATTACTGTTACACACAACGACAGAGATATCGAGTTTATACAATTTAAACGTTGGATGGAGAAACTTTACGCAGAAAAAACATTAGAACTTGACTACAAGTCATGTGAAATGATGTCAGATGATTTGTATGAACAGATCACAACAAAATACACCGGACGTGAAGTCCACATCGAAATCTCCGAAGACGGAGAGAACGGTGCCCACATTACATACCCTAGCTATTAAAGGAGATAACAAATGGCTTATACCCAGGGTCAATATTTTGCAACACATCCAGAGATCGTACGGATCTTTGATGACATGGAACGATTTAAGGCGTTCTGTGCAACTGCTTACTTGTACGGTCATGACGGCTATACATGGGATGAAAAGAATCTATATAATAATGCAAGTCGTGCTTGGCAGGCTTACAGCAGATTCCGTTCAGGCGGTAAACGTAAATTTAATAAAGGTAACGGGCAAGGACGTTATCAAAGTAATAGGAGAAACTAATGACAATCTATATTGTAGACATTGAAGCAGTAGATACACGTTATACTAAGCAGTGGAAGGAATATCTTCCTAAGCAACTGCAACGAGCTACAAATATAGATATTGAAGTTATTAGTGGAGGAGAGGCTCCTCAGGCAACTACGCCTGGGGCTTTTCTTAACTTTGGTGGTACAAATGTTTACAAGAGTAAACAACTTGAAAAAATAGGAGAGATGTTTTGTAATGGAACCGTTAAGGATGGTGACTATTTTCTCTATACCGATGCCTGGAATCCTACAGTTATACAACTTCGTTACATGGCAGAACTATTGGGTGTTGACATTCGCATTGGTGGTTTGTGGCATGCAGGTAGTTATGATCCGCAAGATTTTTTAGGTAGACTTATTGGTGATAAACCTTGGGTAAGGAATGCTGAACGTAGTATGTTTGATTGTTATGATCATAACTTTTTTGCTACACAGTTTCATATTGATTTGTTTTTACAAACATTTAAGAACAAAGATAATCCTAAAGAGTTTCGACAAGTAAATGAAGATAAAATTAAACGTGTTGGTTGGCCTATGGAATACTTGGCTACTAGTTTAGATAGTTACAAGAATATGCCTAAAGAAGATATTATTTTGTTCCCACATAGAGTTGCACCGGAGAAGCAAGTAGATATTTTTAACGATCTTAAATCTTCTCTTCCG